ACATCGGTTATCTCAACAAGGAAGGCTCTGACCCTATCAAGTGGACGATGATTGAGTATCAGTTGCTCAACACTCTCACTACTGCACAGGTAGAGCAGAACAAACGCCGTATGCGTGGTATCTATGTGAAGCCCGAGGCTGGCGTGGCTGGTTCTTATCTCAACGCTGGTACAGGTATCCTCTACACCTTGTTGCGCTACGTACATCAGTACGACATCAAGCCACACGTGGACGAGGACTACCGCAGCTACACACAGGCAACGATGCTGGCAGCCGTTCAGGAGTTCCTTGCCGATGTCCGCAGCACCGTTACCGAGGATATGGACATCGACCAGCACGTTATCTACCTCAACAAGAACCATCAGGGCTGGTGGATTAAGAATGTCCGCACTACCTATGGTAAGGATACCGACTTTACGGGTCCGATGGGTGCACTCAGCGTAGTACCCGACACTACCACGCACATCATTTGGCTGCCTTACCTCGGTCAGCTCCCATTCATGATGTTGCATCAGCCCGGTAACCTCCAGTTCTTGGAGTACATTCCTGGAGAGATGCTCGCCATGAAGATGCAGGAGCAGATGGAGCAGGTACGTGCGTGGAGCACTTGGAAGGAAGGCTGCTCAGCTTCATTCACAGGTCGTCGCTTCGATAGCCGTGATGCTATGGATAAGAACGCCTACGAGTGGCAGCAGATATTCATCAACCTCTTCGCTGCAACCATCAAGGATAAGGTGGACGGCAACGATGGCTTCTGGCAGGTTACAGGTGCTACCACCACCGCCGATACCATTACCGACATCGTCAATGCCAAGAATGGTGTAGCCTACTGCATCGAGGCTGGTGTGGCAGATCATCTTCCAAAGATTGCTAAGTCTGGTAAGTTTGCCAATATCTCGGATGCCTTCACGGCTTCGAAGGTAGGCGACTACATTATGGTTATCATCGGAGGCGATGGCAAGTTCCGTGAGCTGGAGCGTTGCGTAGGTGGCAAGCGCACCATCAACAAGGAGTTGCAGCCTAATGTTCCAGGCGGCAGGTAAACCTCGGCCATTTTTTAGTTGTTAGTTAAATGATAGTTGAACGCAGGGAGCCAGCTTTAGGGCTGCTCCCTGCAAAACAAAAAGAACAATGATTAGAAATAAAATTCAAAAACGCCAACGTGCGTACAATTCCCTGAATGGATTTAATTACGCCAACCGTCAGGCTCGCAATATGTTCATGGTTACGTTTGCGGTATTCGGTGTGGTTTTGTTGCTGGGTGCATTGATTGACCATTCGTTTGGTGCAGCAGCAGGTTCAGGACTCTCTCTTGCGTCTATGGCCATGCTCGGACATATCGACGATGTGTCTGATAGAGATACACACGGTAGTGCTATCTCTTACATCGTTTATCTCATTGCGCTCGACCAAATCGACCGCACAAAGGAATTTCCGCAACCTAACGCTAACCGTGAGGTTGCGCCTGTTCCGTTGAAATCAAATGAGATACCACATTACTTCGAGGCACACGATATTCCAACCTTCACTGGTACCACGGAGAAGGGTGACATCACCACGACAGGCGAAAATCAGCTTGTAATGGTTATGGGTGGAGCTCGTGCGAATCTCTATAACTTCATTGAAGAGTACAGCGGTGGTAAGTTTATCGCTATTTATAAGCACATTAAGAAGAAAGAGTGGTACATCGTTGGTGAGCTCGAGCGTCCAATCATCCTCTCTAACACTGAGACGAAGGACGATAAGGACGGCCGTTACACCACGCTTACCTTTAAGCGCAGCTCTGTTGATCTTCCACTGATTTACACTGGCAACCCTGCTATGAACGCATCGACGGAGGTATCGGCAGGTGCTACCGAGATTGCCATCACTGCATCTTCCAACACCTATAAGATTGCCAACGGCACAGGCTCGGCAGCGGTTATCGCCACTGTTTCAGGTCTTACTGCCATCGATAAGGGTCGCTACATTCCCCTCGTTGGTGCAGGAACCGATAAGCCAGCCACTGTTACCGACGGAACAACCTTCGTGCTAGAGAACGGTGCCACATGGACGGCGAAGGAAGGGGCTACCCTCACACTCCGCATCCTTGATACCACGACCTTAATCGAAGTATCTCGTACCGAAGTATAATCTTCAGGAGTTAGAGGGGGCTAATTGCTTTAACTCCTCTAACTCCTTTAATTCCTTTAATTATGTATAGTGTAAAAGAGAAACTCAACCATTTTCGCCAGTTGTCAAGCCCCTCGGCTGCCGAGGCCGACCTTGCGCTCTTGAGAGAGAAGTCTCCAGGCAACAGCAATCTTATTCGCTACGGTCTTGCCCCAAGCAAGAACGCTGAGGATATTCTGTTCGATTTGCTCGATGTTGTTACGCACGACGAGATTGTTCGCAATCGCCGTGAATTCCTTGCAGCGCAGGAAGCCGAGGAAGAAACAGACAATATCCCTGATGGCAATGAGAACCCTAACCCTGATGGCGAAAAGAATCCTGAAGATGAGAAGAATGAGATTCCAGTTGCCCTTGGCGAGAAGCAAGAGGACGAAACCCCAAAGGATGACGATAATCCTGCTGATGAGAAGCCTACCGACGAAACTCCTGCACCTAAAGTCGAGGAAGTGGAACAACCCAAAGAGGAAGCAACCACAGAGACAGCAGAAGAAGGCGAGCAGCCCGAAACTGAAAAAAAAAGTACCTCACCAAAGAAGAAGAGTACCCCCAAATAGATTGGGCAAACCTCGATGACGCCGACATTCAAATGGCTACTGTCATATATAATGACCGTATCAATACTTGGAGGCAAATGAAGCAGCTCGACGACATGCTTGACCAAAAACCGACCCCTCAGCAGGTAGCAAATATGGCAGAACTGAGGATTCGAAATAATCAAGCATTCGCTGAGCTGCAATCATTCAATAACACAGGCAAGTTTATATGTAAGCACCCTATCCTCTTTGGACGCTCAGAGATTGCCCAGCTCATCAAGTTGCTCCGCTCCGACCCTGCCGAGTTCCTCCGTCAGCATAAGAATGTGCTCGACAACATCAAGCGTTATCGCTCCTATCTCAAACGAAGCGATAGAAAGGATAAGCGCACCGCTGACCGAAAGAACCTCGAAAGGCATCAGGAAAGGGAGCGACTTTTCAAAATGGTTCTTGAACAACATAATAAATAATGACAATGGAAAATAGCATAAAAGTTTTTAATTTGGGTGGTCTTCCTACTGCCCCGCTGGACTCTTTTATCGAACTTCAGGAAGATTTCAAAAAGCCTGATGCAGACAAATTATCGAAGTTACAGATGCTCATCATTACTCGTGGCTTCAAGTATTCATTCAAAGTGTGGAAAGATCCTGATGGCAAACTGTGGATTATCGATGCGCACCAAAGAAGAAAGGCTCTCCTTAGGCTTCGTTCTTATGGATTCAAGATTCCCGAGATTCCCTATGAGGAAATACAGGCTTCTAACAAGAAAGAAGCTGTAGAGGAAATTGCTGCATATAACTCAGAGTTTGCGCAGAAAAATCCCGATACCCTTTTATTCACAAAATATAATATTAGCGACGATGATCTTGCCAAATTCAACCTTGGCTATGAAGTTAAGCAAAACGATTTCTCCGTCGGAACAGATAAGTTGTTTGCCACGGAGAATGATACAGCAGAGATACAAGAAGATGCCGTTGATACCCTTCTACAAGAGGATAGTGATGTCTTTGCTCGCCCAGGCGATGTATTCAGACTCGGTAACAACAGGTTGATGTGTGGGGATTGTCGCTCGAAGAAGGATATTGTTACACTTATGAATGGTCGAGTTGCCGATATGATACTCACAGACCCTCCTTATAATGTAAATTATGAAGGTGGTGGAGATAGTAAACTTACCATTCAGAACGACTCAATGGAGAATGATTTGTTCCTCCGCTTCTTGCAGTCTGTATTCAACGTGATGTTTTCCATTGTCAAAGCAGGAGGTTCTTTCTATGTATTCCATGCGGACTCTGAAGGCGAGAACTTCCGTAGAGCCATTCGAGAAGCAGGATTCAAGATTGCGCAATGCTGTATTTGGGTAAAGGATTCCCTTGTGATGGGACGTCAGGATTACCAATGGCAGCACGAACCGTGCTTATACGGTTGGAAGCCCGGCGCAGCCCACTTTTGGAACTCAGACAGGAAGCAGACAACCATTTGGAATTTCGACAAACCAAAAGCTAATAGAATTCACCCTACTATGAAACCCATTGCCCTAATGGCATATCCTATTACCAACAGCACCAAGAACGGTGATATTGTTGTTGATGTGTTCTCTGGTTCAGGTTCTACTATTATGGCGTGTCAACAGACCGACCGCAGCGGCTATGGAATGGAAATAGACCCTAAATACGTGTCAGCTACCGTACGAAGGTATATGGCTATGTTCCCCCAACAGCCAGTTCTATTGGAGAGGGACGGTAATGTCTTATCAGAGAATGACACCAAAAAGATAATTCTATGTCAGAATTAGCTAAGCAAGAAGTACTATCAGATGAGTATGTAAATCAAGTCAGAACGTTCGGGGCATTGAACTATACCCCCGAACGTATCTGCCAGCTACTCGGTCTGAGAAAAACCAAGCGTATAGCCTTGCTGTATCGTATAGCTATGCCTGGTGATGTGTATTGCGAGGCATACCAACAAGGGCTTGCGCTTGGCGAATATAACATTGACGCAGAGCTTGCCAAGAAAGCGGAGAAAGGAGACAACGACTCCATTACCTTGCTTGAGGAACGTAAGAATAAGCGTGCCGAAAAAGACCTGCGTATGAAACTCTTTGGAATATGAAAAGTGAAATTGAGAAGTTAGACTCCATACACCCTGACCTTATATCCGCATTCTTGACGAATGGGGACTGCGAGGGTATTCCACAGGAAATAAAGTTGTTCTTACAGCAACTACAATGGTCTGCGGAGATATTCGAGCATGAGCGTAACATTACAAGAGCTGCAAAAAAGCTGAAGCTCCGTATCAATGCAGAGCAACGGATAAAGATAGAGGAACGCACCTGTATGGCGAGAATCTATCAGGCTATCAACTACTTTCAGGTGGATTGTAATGTCCCCATTAAAGTTTGGGAAAGTAACTTTGCCAACAAGTATGAGGATCTTGCTAAACTCTGTGCCCTCAATAGCGACTATAAGGGTATGAAGTCGTGCTATGACGCTGCCTTGGAATGCCGTCGTAGGTCTTCAGAGATAGCAGAGGCAGACAGGGACTTAGGAGTTCTCTTCTTGATTTCTCCAGAGCTCACTGCAGAAGAACTTGGATTTTCAAAGAAGAATCTTAAAGAAATCGCTGCAAAGCACAACGAAGGTTTTTATATTAAGCTTATCGATTCTCTTCCTGTTGAGAACAAGGAGAAGAAGCGACTGCTGCGCGATGCTGACATTCAAGATGCAGAAATAGTAGAGGAGATTCAAAATGACTGATGAAATAATAAACAACGAACAGCCTATAGTTGACTTCGAGCATTACTATATGAATCGTGTGCAGCTGTTGGCAAACATCATCGACCCCAATATGCTCTATGCCGAGTGGGCGCGTGCCACGGGTAAGACCGAGGGTGTGATTGTGCCACGGCTCATCCGTGTGGCAAACGATATGCCGGGCGAGCTGTCGTTTCTGGTACACAAAACCTACGTTGCCCTGATGACCAACGTGTGGCCTAATATTCAGGCTTCGTTCTCTCGTCCTGTCATCGTGAATGGTAAGCAGCGTGCTATGTTGGAGTATGGCATCGACTATGTGGTCGGTGAAGCGAAGCTGCCCTCACACTTCCGTCGACCACGCTACCCTATTGCCTACGCTAAGCACTCGGTCATTTTCCGCAATGGTGCGCACCTTCAGTTAGTATCTTCAGACCAGCCTGAGAGTGTCGCTGGTCGTAATGCTGTCCACGCTTTCGTCGAGGAGATGAAGCACAACAGCGGTGAGAAACTGAAGTCGCGCTTGTTCCCTTCGCTCCGTGGTGGCTCGGCAGAGATAAGGCGGTCGGCCTATTACGAGGGTGTTACCGGTGTGAGCGATACGGCCCGTGTCGATTTGGGTGAGGACGATTGGTTTGAGGAATACGAGAACAAGATGGACCGTCAGCTCATCGAGGAGATAGCCTCGGTGTCGCTTTCCATCAACCAGTCGCTATACACGCAGTTCACCCTTCAGCAAGAGCTGCGAAACACCAAGAACCCCGTCGTTATGGAGAAGATACGCTTGGAGAACGAGCGGCTCAATGCCTTTGTGGCACGCTGGAAGCCTCGCCTTGCCGATATGCGCCGTAACGCCATCTACTATATCCGTGCCTCTTCGTTCTGCAACAAGGACATTCTCGGTCCTAAGTTCTTCAAGACACAGCTCGACACGCTCGATATGGACGAGTTCCTCACGGCTATCTGTGCCATTCGCCACAAGGAGGTTACCAATAAGTTCTTCACTACCTACGACCACGAGCGGCATCAGTTCAAAGATAGCTATATCTACGACCAGATATTGAAGTTCGACCTCAAAGACCAGTTTCTGCTCACGGCACGTTACCTGCGCCACTACGATAAGCGAGAACCGCTCTACATAGGCTACGACCCTGGTAATTTCCAGTCGCTCATCGTGGGACAGAAGAAAGACTATGGCAACCGTTTTGACATCATCAAGGAGTTTTGGGCATACATTCCCGACGACCAGCAGCAACTTGCACAGCAGGTGTACTCGTTCTTCGGAACGGATGCCGTGAACAAGGTTATCCACCTATACCCCGACCGTGCTGGTAACAAGACACGTGAGGAACTGGAGCAGATAACTACCGACTCACTCACAATGAAGGCAGCTTTGGAGAGTTACGGCTTCTCGGTTATCCTTTACAACGACGGTGCGCCAACTATCTACCACTGGCAGCAGTTCCGCCTGTGCCAGTTGCTCTTTGGCGAGAAACTTCCCTTGCTCCCAAAGGTGCGTATCGATGAGAACGAGTGCCCTAACCTTTGCAGTGCTATCCTTATCAGTCCGCTCAAGAAAACCAACGGCAAAATAGAACTTGATAAAGCCTCGGAGAAGAAGGAGGAACTAAAACGGCGACCAGGGCTTACCACGCAGCTCCCAAGTGCAATGATTTACCTGCTTTATGGCCTTTATTCCGACCTTATTAAGAAAGAATTAAGCAGTTATCCCGATGATTTGCCCGAAAACATAGCCATTTAAGCCCCAATAATGTAGCAAAAGCAACATAAAAAGTTGGCAAAAATAGGCAATAACGAGGGCTATTTACATAGGTCAAAAAGTTACTTTGTTGAAAATCAACGGTTTGCGTTCTGAAAATCAAAAACGAAAATAAACAAACGGCGTTTATCAGCACGCACCGCTGATTTTGGATATTGAGGTGCAACCTCTCAAAAGCACGGAAATATGACGCCAGCCCCTCGCTCCCGTCCTTTGCTATATAATATATAAAAGATAAGTTTGCATAAAAGAATTCAAATATGGAATTAAAAGAGATCACAAAGGATATTTTTTCGCTATTCTCTGTCAAGGATGCTAAATCTTTTGTACAGGGTGTACGTTTATGCGTATTTTCTCAGTCGTGTAATTCTGTATACGATAAATACATAGAATTACTGCCAGATCTTTCCATAGACTGGATGCAAAGGATATATCAATTTTATTGTGCCGACCGCAAAGAGAAAAAGCAAGACTACACCCCTGTTGCCTTATCAAGGCTTGTTGCATTTCTTACTAATTGCGACAACGAAACTGTTGTCTATGACTGCTGCGCAGGCAGTGGCAGTCTTACTATTCAAAAATGGAATACTAATCATGATTTGCAATTTGTTTGTGAAGAATTGGACGAGAACGTGATTCCAATCCTTTTGTTCAATCTCTGTGTGCGAAACATCACCGCAACAGTAGTACGTAAGAACATATTGACAGGCGAAGTAATGGAATCTTACTGTACGACGAAGAACAGCAAATACTCTACAATTCAGAAAATGATGTTTCCGCAAGTCGAAGAGATCATTGCAGACGTAAGTATAAGCAATCCTCCATTCAATCTTAGATGTGATATAAGCGAGGACTTGAAGCAGCTGTTGCCTAAGTCATACACTTGTAATTTTGCCTTTTCTGCTAATTGTTTGAAACGGAGTAAACGCTACGCAGCCATTATCCTGCCGCAGGGTGTCTTGTCAAGTGAAAATGAAAAGGATTGCCGTCAATACTTTATGGATAAAGGTTGGCTGAAAGCTGCGATAAGCCTCCCAGAAAAGATGTTTGAATCTACACCTGTTTCAACTTGCATCCTTTTATTTGACAAACAGAAAACAAGCAAAGATGTGATGCTGATTGATGCGACGAAAATGTCTACTTGTGAAGTTAGAGAGCAAAGAGGAGAAGGTGATGCGTCTCATTATAATCGTATTTATAAAAAACAATTCAATACTTTTACTGATATTCAAATAAAAGCTATATGCGAGCTTATGAATACGGAACAGTCACCAGTATCTAAACTATTGACCATAGAAGAAGCGTCTACACATAAATACACTCTTAGTATAGGTCCATATCTTCCGATTGAATTTGCAGGAACAACGCATCGTGATTTCAATGCTATCATCGGCGAGATCAACCATATTGTCAGGGAGAGAAATATTATAAAGGTTTCGGTTAATAAGGTTTGGGCGAAGCATTTGGGATTGGATGAGGTAATAGCTGATTGTGTTAAAAATAATGAGATAGTAAAGTCCTTAAATCAAAGTTTCAAATGCTTTAAAAACTATTCTGTAAAAGAAGATATTATCGAAAACAAGTACATTCAGTCCTCTAATAATAAAGTGTTTCTAATAGAGAATACTGATAAAGAGAGACTGTCAAGTATAATGCCATTCTTTATCAATATGTACAAACAGCATCTCTACTATCTGAACAATGAGGAGAATCGGCTTTTAGCAGAATTAAGAGATTCAATGCTTCCATTTCTATTGAATGGAGAACTGGAAATGTAGTATTGATAAAGAAGGCAATCGAAATGGACGGCATCAATGCGATGCAGTGGGCAAGGGAGATCAGCAAGCTCCCCGGGGGTGACTTCACGCTGTGCTTCTTCCCTTATTCAAGGTCGCAGGGCGTGGCTGGGGATAAGATCATAGTGAAACCACATTGCAAGTACCGCACCCAACTACCACAGGATAGGTTCGCAGTGGACTCGGAGAACTACTTTCTGTTTGAGGACGAGCATGGAGAACCTAAGATGTGCTACCGTATACTCATCAGGTATATGGGCTTCCCACAGGATGGATATAAACTACACAAGATAAATTGGTTATGACAGACAGTATAGAACTATACGGCAATGCCGGTACATATATCATGGACGGCAACGTACTATCCTTTCAGATAGGCGAGGGCAAGCAGGTGTTTGGAACGCCTGGTCTGCTCGTACCGCAGGGCAGACAGTTAGTCATGCACGAACACCAGTGGCTCAGTGTCAATGGGTATCAAGTATGTATGCGTGGCGTGAACAACGCACTCTGCGACGAAGTAACGGCGGAGATCAAGGAGAACCGTCTGCTGCCACGCTTATACAGCAAGGAGATTAAGATGCTCTACGGTCATGGTCCATGTGCCTATATGCAGACGATAGAGGGTGGCAAGATGAAGCGTGAGTACCTTGCGCTGCCCCAGTGGGACGAGTGGCTCAATACGTGGTGTGAGCGTGGGATGGAAACATCGGCACAGGCTTTCGCCAAGACCTGCATCAAGAACTTCTACTACTTTGGCGACTTCTTTGTGAAATGGCGTTTTGCACGTGGTAAGCGATTGGGGATGCAGCCTGTGGCTGGGCTGGAAGCGATGGAGAACAAGCACTGCCGTCTTGCCACCACACGGCAAGATGTAGCCTATGAGATGATTAACTACAACGACTTCCGACATATTGCGGTAGGTAGATGGACGTATGGCGCAAGTAGCTATAAGATATACCCTAAGTTTAATTTGTCAGAAGTAGACAACTATCAGTTCGCTGCAATTTCCCACCATCGGGAGAAATCGGTCGATGAGTTCTATGGTGTGAACGAAACCCACCAAGGCGCACGCCCATATATCCAGGGTAGCAACAAGACCGCTACCTACATTAACTCCTTCCTGCGCAACTCGCTTGCAGCCAAGATACACATCATCATTCCAAATGCGTGGGTCAGCAGCAAACGCAATCAGTTGATGAAGTTGTGCGAGGAGAATAAGATTCGTAAATCCAAGAAACAAGAACTGGTTAAATACAATGGTATCGGTATCGGCACGGAATATAGGGAGTCGCTGCTTGTGGAGTATATGCGATTGGAGCTGCGTAAGATAGGCGACTACTTGAGCGGTTCTGACAATCAGGGAAAGGCTTATTCCTCTATCTCGTTTATGGACTCATCAGGTAACGAACAGCAATGGAAGATAGAGACTATCGACCTTAAATACAAGGAATATATCGATGCTTTGATAGCTTACGACAAACGCACCGAACAAGCCTTGCTTTCAAGTGTCGGACTCGATGCCTCTATTACTGCCGTGGATAAAGACGGTGTCATCAGTAAGTCGGGATCGGACTCTTACTATAACTACCTTATATATATAATGTCGCTAACTCCCGAGGACGAGATATGCTGCGAGCCATTCAATTATGCACTCCGACTCAACTTTCCCGAACTTTGGCAGCAGGGCTATCGCATAGGCTTCTACCGTGAAGTTCCCCAGCGACAGGAAGATGTAGCACCCAAGGACAGACTTAATCAGCAACAGTCATGAAGAATGTTTTAGTAGATATTTTTAAGGACTTCGGCACCTTCAGTAAGTATGCTCCTGGTGTCGAAACAAACATGGACTTAAACGACCTCCTTTCATCAGGCATAACCGCCCGAAAGCGTGTGGAAACCATCATCACTGCCGAAGTGTTCAATGCCATCGCCTTTAATCCCGACGATACACTGATAGAGTCTCTTCGTTCTGCTATTGCCAATATGACAATGGCTTCGCAGCTGATTTTCGACAGTATCAACCGTCGTAAGAACCACGTAGATGTCTATAAGTACGAGATTGAGGGAATGAAGCGTTCCTATATGGACAACTACTACAATGCGATGGATACCATTATCCAGCAGCTTATGTCGACAGAGGTCAATAGTGGAGACACCAGTTCTCCTGCTGCCTTATGGCGAAAATCTCGATACTACAAAATTATTGATGTCTGCAAAATCAGAACTGCGGATGAATTCGACTCTATCTATCCAATAGACCTGTCTTACTTCTTTTTCTTCCGCATTCTTCCCCTTCAAAAGGAGACCCTCGACGAGCGTCTGTCGGCATACTACGACCGCCTCACTGATGACAATCGTGAGCGAATAGAGCCGATATTGACCCTTGCACTGGTTAAAAAGACCGTTGCCAAGTCGCTCCGTCGGTTCGACATCTTAGAGTTCCCTCCAACCATCCGCAACCTCTTTGACGACAGCCACACCTCTCGCTCGGGCAAGGACGAACACGATGCTGCCCTCGACCTCGCCGACCGTCTTGACCTCGAAGCCGAGGAACTTATCGCCAATGCCGATACCTTGCTCGCAACGGACGCGTCTGTGGACTTCTGTTCTAATTCTGCGTATAACCGCCCTGATGACAAAATCATTATGCTGCCATGACAAAGGATATAGAACTCGTCTACAAAGGGGAAATATACCGCATCCCGAACCGTTGGGACGGTATGACCGACCGCCAGTATATTCGTCTTGTGGCCGACTTGCTTCGTATGGCCGCTGGTAAGCTCTCTGCTGGGGAGGTGCGCATCAACTGGCTGTGCGACATTATGGGTTGGGATAAGCATAAGTTTCGCTCCGAGGAGCAGATTGCCAATCTTGTGGCTATCTCCGAGCAACTCACGTTTATGTTCCAAATCAACTATCCCGACAACAACGCCGTACTGGACGGCGTGGACGACGAAACTTACCAGTTATGCCGTCGCATCGATCCCTACCGTCTGCATATTCCCCTTGCACGTGTACTGCGCCAGCTCGACTATCAGTATGTAGTCGACCTCTGTTTCTGTGAGCAGCTCATTCCCTCTGTCCGCATTGGCGAGCATCGTTACGAAGGCTACCATATAGAGACTGGCTTCGGAATGCTTACCTGCTCACTCACCGCCCTTCAGTATGTCGAAGCGCAGGAACTCATCGAGCAGGGCGACGAGTCGCTTCCGCTCCTCGCTGC